GATTTTGTGAAAAAAGCGGTAGCACTTTCATTCTCGTATCCTAAATATATTCTTCAACTTTTACCGAAGGCAATTCCATGTTTCGATAATCTTTGGATTGAGTGGAATGAACTTGTAAAATTTGATGAAGTTCAAAAACACAATGAAACATTGGGAATACCTACAGAACACGATAGGCGTCCATATGTAGCCAATAAAACGGCTTACCATATAGAGAATCGTGGTTCTAATATTTTCCAATACACAGTTTGTTTAAGCGAACAATTTTATACAGACGAAACAATGACAAAAAAATCTGCGCAAGATGCAATGATGAGTTCTTGGTCTTGGTTTTTTTCTAACGAAGACTCACTGGGATCGCTTGGATGTGAACATAATGGGAAACCGTATACAGAAAGTCCTGATTTATTTAATCGACTTCTTGGAAAAAAATATTGTGATCATTTTGCAGAAGAGTTTCCAAAAACAGCAATGAAAAACTTTGGTCAACAAATTGCATTTGGCGAAACTGATATAACTGCAACAAAATTAAATTATCATACAGACCTTGATAAAGAAGATAAAATTAAACAACAGCTTACACATACAGCACAAGCATGTGATGGTGATTTAAGATTTCTGGCTGCTGTTTTCTCTCTTTTAAATTATCCAAGATTTGTAAGAGAAGTACATTCGCCACAAAAAATATATCCACAAATTAGATGGGGACAACGCGTTCCCAGAAATGAATTAAGGGTAGTAGAAATCGAATTACCAAAACATGGCGTTAATATTTATCAACAGCTTTTCACAGGTCACGGCACACCAAAAAGACAGCATACCAGACGAGGGCATTGGCGTATTTTGAAAGATGTACATGGACGAATCAAAAAACGTACATGGGTTAAACAGTGTACAGTTGGCAATGCAGAATTAGGAATTATTGAACATGAGTACATCCTTACGTCAAAAAGTAAATAAGGCTGCATCAGAATTAAAACTAGCAAAGAGGCAAAGAAGAATTGAAACCATCCGATGTTATGCTGATGCTGGTTTTTCTGCACCTGCAATAGCAGATATTTTACAGATAAATGTCATAACACTGAGAACTTTTGCTTATAATCACAACATATTTTTTAAGAACAGGAAACCAATGACAAAAGAAAAATTATCCGAGGGATTGATCCAAGAACGTAAATATTTAACACAGCAAGTATTATATTGGGAGCGTGAACGATGGAGGTCAGATGCTGATAAAAATGCCACAAATAACTATTATTTGGCAAAAAAAGACCTCAAAGACTTCTACGCAAAGTGTAGAACTGCAGGAATTAAAATTTAATGAATTATATTGAAGCTTTTATTAAAAAATTTGGCAGAGAACCAACAGAGAACGAGATCGCTATTTTAATGGAAGCAGTTGCAAATCAAGATCAAGATAATAGAAAAAGTAAAAGAATTAAATTCAGCGATAATAAAGTCAAAAGGTCAGAAGATAATTCGTGAGACGGTGGAAAAACTGTATGATAGGAAACCTGCTAACTACGATACAGAAAAGAGAAGACCACCGCCCCAACTATTTTTTATTAAACAAAAAGGGATAATACAATGAAAAAAGTAGCCATAGATTTTGCTTTAACACAACTTGAAACAATGAAAGATGGAATGCAATGCTATCAATCTTTTTTAAAAGAACATCATAAAAATAAAGATACAAAGGTAGCATCTGTAAAAAATATAATCAAAAAAATTGAAAAGACCTTACTTGAAAATAATGTTGATTTGAAATCGTATACTGTTTTTCGCGGAGAAGGTATTTCCAGTGAACTTTTAACAAGATTAAAGGCTGATGTGCAAAATCTTTTTAACTGTCAAAAGATACATTTACAACACCATCCAATATTTTCGGAAAAAAATGGTCATGGAAGTAATATTATTATTGTAATGGATGATCAGACAGAAAATATGTGGATATGTAATGTTGATGCATATGAAAATTTGAAATTTAAGAAAAAAGAATGTTACATACAGTAAATTTTATAGTCACTGGCACTCCTGTTGGAAAAGGTAGACCACGTTTCACAAGAACTGGTGTTCCATATACTCCAAAAGAAACAAAAGACTATGAGGCACGAATAAAGAATTCAGCTTGGGTTGCAATGAAGAAGCAACGCCTTGGTACATCTAAAAAAAGATGCAGTGTAATAATAAGTGCTGTTTTCCCGATCCCAAAATCTTACTCTAAAATTAAGGTACTTCACTGTCAGGCAGGTAATATTGTGCCACCTCGTCCTGATATTGATAACATTGTAAAGGCTGCATTAGATGCATGCAATTCTATTGTTTATGACGATGATAGACAAGTTTGGCACATCTCTGCTTTCAAAAAATATACTGATATTGACGAAGAACCTCATTTAAAAGTTAAAGTACAGTGGGATGCCACATGACAGAGCAAGCATTTATATTTGATATGGATGGAACTCTGACGCCAAGCAAACAAATTATTCAAAAAGATTTTTACGAATTTTTTATGTCTTTTTGCGAATCGCATTCCGTCTCTATTGTGAGCGGGGCAGATTATATGCAAATTGTAAAACAATTAGGTGGAGAATTGATAAGTGAATGTGATGCAATTTTTCCATGCTCTGGAAACGAGGAGCGTGTATTTGGTGAGGTTGTTTCATCAAAACCATGGGAACCAAGCAAAAGACTCATCTCACATTTAGCAGCCCTTTGTGATGCCTCTTCGTATCCAATTAAATTGGGTAATCATATTGAACTACGTATGGGAATGTTAAATTTTAGTATTGTAGGCAGACCTGCTTCTTTGGCTGATAGAGATATGTATAAAACATGGGATAGAGAATATAACGAACGTGCTGCTTGTGCTGCATATATAAATCATAATTTTCAAGGTTTAAATGCTGTTGTTGCAGGTGAAACAGGAATAGATATTTTTCCGAGGGGAAAAGATAAAAGCCAAATTTTAACAAGATTTGTTGGACGAGAGACAATTTATTTTGGTGACAGTATTTATCCGCAGGGAAATGATTACGATATTGCATTAGCTTGTAACAAATACCATACCGTTAAAAATTGGAAAGAAACTCAATCAATAATTGCAGCAGAGTATTTATAATCTTTACCGTACAGCCTTTCCCACTCCAGTGGTTGTTTATGAATAGCTATCTTTGATTGATCCCATAAACCTTGATGGTGCCCATCGCAAAGTGGAATGGCTGAATTATCGGATCGCTTTCTTGCACTAAATCTATCGTGGATTGGATGATGTGCTGTTGTGGCAGATAATTGAGGTTCGTTAAATTTACGACAAATACAACATGGCATTGATCGTATTTTATCTAAATATTTTGGATTTTTTTTTGGTTTACTTTTTTTTAGACCTATTGGAGGTTTGTTAGCTAAATTACTCATAACATTTCCGACACAGGATCGTACCCAATGGTTATTGTAAGTTTTTCCATTGCTTGCTCAAAAAAATCATTAAACTCTTTTTGATCCATTTTACTAAATGCAATGCTGTCTGGAACATAATATACACCACCATTTGCTTTATTAACAACTGTTCTGTAATAACCACAAAGCATTTTTAAATCATCGTGCAAATGTGCAGATGTCGCCCACCTTTGTGTTGCTTTTACAACGTTATTTAAAATAGACCAATACAGTTTATGGTGTTGAGGCGATCGCTCACTGACAGCCTGTATATTAAACAATTGATTATTTTTATATACCTCAAGCATTTCTGCGTCATATCGCGTGACAGGGTGCAAGACCCCATCACGCTTTACAACTTGTAAGGTTGGTTTAGAACGGGATTTCATCATCCAAGCTATCCAGTTCCGTGTTTTCGTCAACATCAGTTGATTGATCAGTGTCCAGAGAGGTTCTATTCCGCCCACCAAGCAATTCAACTTGTTCAACATTACAAGTTATTCTTGTATTACCATTATATTCATCGGTGCCAAAATCACCAGAGATAAAAACTTTTGTTCCCTTCTTTAAATATTGTGCAATACTTGTTTGTTGTCCCCATAAACTACAATCTATAAATGCAGTTGTTTTTTTTCTTCTATCATTAACAGCAACAGAAAAATTAACGACATCGTGACCACTGTTTGTTTGTCTTACATCTGAACAATCTTTTGTAAGATTACCAATAAACATATGGATATGCATTATGTAACCTCCAATTCTGCTTCTCTACTTTGCCATTGAACCTCTAATTCTGCGGATCTTTCTTCATCAAATGTTTTTATGTTATCAATGATTGATTGTGCTTCTTTACCAAATTTTAAAAGTGCATCTGCATCCATTGTTGGTAACATTCTTTCTAATTTTATTGCACGTTCTAATATACTTGCTTGTCTTGGTGTGATTGATTTTTCTTTTAAATCTTTTTTAATTTTCATTCTATCTTCACCGACAGCCTTATTACCATCATCGTCTTGAACTGGTACGCCTGTCAATGATGCCAAGCCATACCGTCTTGCATATGTAATTGCTCCACCAAGTGACTGCATATCAGATTTTTTGTATTCGAGATAAACAGTACTTGTGAAAGAATGACCAGATGTATGTATTGCGCTTGTCTTAACAAACTTTCCATGTTCATCAGCACCACATTCTTGAATAATTGCAAAACCTTGTGATGCAAATGCAGGTATAACAGCATCTTGAATTGCAGATAAATCTGCGTATGCGTTATTTAGAAATGCATTTTTTTGATTTTTAATTGCTTTGCCCATGTTTGCTTGAGCTTGAACAAATGCTGTGATTGCATCGGTATTTTTTACTTCGTTCATTTACTTCATCCTTATACTAATAGTTGTGTTACCAGATACCAATTCGGCTCCATCAATCTGTACACCTGCTTGTAATTGTTTTTTAATTTCTATTTTATCGGGTATGATGTTTACCTTACAAAGTTGTGACGGAATTTTATTCTCGTCTGTTATATTCAGTATTTCACCTCCTTTTCTAAGCGATACAGTAGCTATCGCGTGTGGTATTTTTTTCTGATTTGTCATTAAAAGAATTTTGTGAAGTGTTTCTTTCAATGCATCTTTACGTTGTTTCAGTCCGTTTCGTCTTGTATTGTACCGATCAATTAGAATATTAAGTGCTTCAATTTGACAATCTGTTTCATTTACCTTTTCTAAAACAGTACCAACAAAATCAAGAACGTCTGTCTCTCCATCAAGCGTATCCCAAAATGTTTCTAAATCATCAGCGTAGTCTGCTAATTCTTCTGTAACCATTGTTATCAGTCCACTATCAATCTGCATTTTTAATCTCCGTTAAAAGACTTAATGCTGCAGAAAACTTACTTCTATCAAATGCCTTCTCTATTGCCTGATCAAGCGTTTGCAAACATCTTGGTGGATATGCCAATCTTTTATATTCATCATATGAAATTTTATCATCTTCCATATCTTGAAGTAGTTTACTGTTATGATCATGTATTGCTGAACAGATTTCTAATTTAACATCTAATGCTGATGCATATTTTGTAATCATTTTGAACCTCTTTATTTGAATGATAGTAAGATACTAATTTTAAACGATTTATTTGTCAACCAAATATTTACAAAAACTTTTGGTGACTTTATCAGTATAATTATTTAAAAGAAAAAAGGTCACACAGAAACTTGTTGAAGCAAGTAAAAAATCTGTATGACCTTATGCGTCACTTAAGGGCTTAAGTGTGCCCTTCACATATCAATTTTATTGGTTTTTGTAAAGGAGAAATCAATGTCACATTACATGACTGCACTTGCAATGAAACAGAAGGGAATAAAGCCCTCTGCTAAAATTGTTCTTTACTGGCTTGCAGATCATTACAATGGCGAAACAGGAGAATGTTTCCCTAGCCATAAACGTTTGGCTGAATGTTGTGAAATGACAAGGCAAAGTATTATTAATCAATTAAAAATTTTAGAAGAAGCTGGTTTGGTTAAAATAATTCCTCGGTTTAGAAGTAACGGTTCACATACATCAAATACTTACGAATTGATGCTGATTGATACTGAAAAAGAGCCAGAGGTAGTCAAAAATTTTGACATACCTAGTCAAAAAAATGAACAAGGGCTTATAAAAGATTTTAACACCCTTAACCTTGTAAATAATAACCAAGTAAATGAACAAGATAATATAAGGGTGGTTTCATTCTTTGAGGAGGTTTGGGAAAGGTATCCAAGAAAAGTTGGAAAAGGTGCAGCAAAAAAAGCTTGGATAAAAGCGTGTACAAAAATAAATGATTTGGCATTGCGCGATGCTGTTTTTGAATACATTGAAGCTGTCAATGGAAAAACGAAAAAGTTTATTCCACATCTTGCAACTTGGTTAAATCAAGAAAGGTGGGACGATGAACTTGAAAATTTAGAACCAGAAAAAACCTCCGATTTTTTGAAAAATTTATTTAAGTCAAAAAGCTTGGGAATTGAAAAGCAATGAATTATGATCAACGTAAAAGACAAATTTCTGCTTGGTTAATGCAAACACTTAAGCGGTATGAAGTACCATCGCACATGGACGAAGATGCTTGTAGAGAAGAAATGGTTTTGATGGTAGAAGATATTAATAGTGAAATACCAAAATTAAATGAGTCTGGTATGAAGTATCTTTTAGAAAAAGTTGCACAGTATGTGCGGAAAAATCAATCGTCAAGAAAATGGCCAACGATAAATATTTTTACAAAGGGCGTAAAAGAGTATCGCGAAAAAATGACAGAAGATTTACTTATTTCCGAAGCTCCAAAACAATTTGATGAATGTATGCTTCAAGCTAATAGAATTAAAAAACTTGAAGATGTTGGCGAATATTGGATTACTGGTGGTGGTGCAGAAAAATTATTGCAACGCAATTTAATAACACATGATGATTTAGTACCATATAAAAATTATCTTGCATCTTTGCATAAATCTCGTAATGTAGTTGAGTAACTAAGGGTCAGCGATTGGCGTCAGGTACCACTTGGTTTTGCCTCAACTGTACTGCCCCCTTTTTAGGGGGTTTTTTTTATGAAAAATGTATGTATTGTAGTTACAAAAATTGGGAGAAATATTGTGATAACAGAAACCTACAAACGTAAAATGTTCACTCATAAAAATAGAAGTTTTGTTGTACGAGAGGGCACAAGTGATAGTTTTGTAGTTAAAGAAGTTTCTGGAAGTGCATACAATAAATTAAAACTTTATCCGCAAGATGTATGTTTAGACATCGGTTTAAATATTGGTGTATTTTCAGTTATTGCATCTGAAAAATGTAAGTTTGTATATTCGTTTGAACCAGAACCAGAAAATTTTGAATTGGCGAGTAAAAACGTTTCTTTAAATAAAAGAGAAAATGTAAAATTATATAATGTTGCTGTTATTGGTAATAACGACAAGAAAAGGTATCTGTCGATTAATAAAAAGAAAAATAAAGGTTGTCATTCTTTGATACCGAAAAGAGGTCGCGGTTCGCAGACAGTAGATTGTAAAGAAATAAATAAAATTATCAAAGAAACAAATCCGTCTGTAATGAAAGTTGATACAGAGGGTGCAGAGTTCGAAATATTAATGGCAATTGAACCAGCAAATATTAAAAAATTTAGAGAGATAATTTTTGAATTTCACCATGCTCACTTGAACGATATTGATACAAGAGAAAAATATCGTGCATTAATTTCATTCCTTAAAAAGTTTTTCAAAAAGGTTCATTATCGTGAAGAAACAAAAGGTGCATGGGTAAGTAACGTATACTGTACAAATGCATAGGTAGATAAATGAGCAAACAAGAAAAATGGCCTGCAACAAAAATAGTTTTATTTGAAACTGATAAATTAATTCCGTATGCACGAAACAGCAGAGTTCATAGCACTGAACAAATTGCACAAATAGCAGCAAGCATCCAAGAATGGGGATTTACAGTTCCGATTCTTATTGACGAAAAAAATACCTTGATTGCAGGTCACGGCAGGCTTCTGGCTGCACAAAAGTTAGAATTGAAAAAAATACCAGTTATGATTGCAAAAGGTTGGTCGGATGCTCAAAAACGTGCGTATGTCATAGCAGATAATAAATTAGCAATTAATGCAGAATGGGATGAAGAGCTTTTAAAAGTTGAAATAAAACAATTAGAATTAGAAAAGTTTGATATTTCTACAATGGGTTTTGAATTAGATGAACTGACTGACTTATTTTTAGATAAAGATTTTGGCGAGACAGATGCATTTGATGAATGGCAAGATATGCCAGAATACGACAATGAAAATCTAGATTATTTTAGAACAATAAAAATACATTTTGATAATCAAGAAGATGTCAATTCATTTGCAGAAAAGACTGGTTTACCACTTACTGAGGCAACAAGATTTATAAGATTTCCAGAACCAGCAAGAACAGATTTAGATGCTTATCGAGTCCACGGAGACGAAAGTGAAACCTGAGTTTCCTCTGTATATCCCAAGTAAGGGACGTGCAGAATATATGATGACTTCAAAAGCACTTACAATGATGAAGGTTCCGCATTACATAATTGTAGAACCACAAGAATTAGACGAGTATGCAAAAGCAATTAAACATTGGGATTTGCTTACAACAATTATACCACTGGATATGTCTTACAAAGAAAAATACGAGCTTTGTGATGAATTAGGACTTGAAAAAAGCACTGGCGCAGGACCTGCACGTAATTTTGCTTGGGAACATTCTAAAACTTACGGATTTGCTTGGCATTGGGTAATGGATGATAACATTAAATATTTTCATCGTTTCAATAAAAATTTACAAGTTAAAGTTACCGATGGCACTTGTTTCAAAGTAATGGAAGATTTCGTACAACGATATACAAACATTGGAATGGCAGGTCCAAATTACATGATGTTTGCACCACGAAAAACAAGGTTGCCACCATTTGTTCTAAATACAAGAATTTACAGCTGTAATTTAATACGAAACGAACTCAAATATCGGTGGCGTGGTAGATATAACGAAGATACAATTTTATCGTTAGATATTTTAAAAGCAGGTTGGTGTACTACACAATTTAATGTTTTTCTCCAAGAAAAAACAAATACGCAGGTTATGAAAGGTGGCAATACAGACGAGTTTTATCATAAAGAAGGAAGCGTTCAAGCTGGTGACAGATATGCAGATACTGGAACATTAGAAAAATCTAAAATGCAAGTAAAGGTACATCCCGATTGTTCAAGATTGGTAAAAAAATATGGTAGATGGCATCATCATGTAGATTACAATAGATTTAAAAAACAAAAATTGATTCGCAGAACCGATATTGATTGGACAGGTCAAGTAAAAGATTATGGCATGAAAATGGTTAAGGTTAGATGAAAATAGGATTTACCGCATCTACATTTGATTTACTCCATGCAGGGCATGTAGCAATGCTTTCAGAGGCAAAAAATGTTTGTAATTATTTATTGGTCGGGTTGCATGTAAATCCACACGAAGAACGTAAAGAAAAAAATGAGCCAATACAAACATTGGTAGAGAGATACACACAATTAAAGGCAATCTCGTATGTTGATGAAATAATACCTTATCAAAAAGAAAACGATTTGCTTGATATTTTAAAATTGTACAACATTCATATAAGAATTATCGGTGAAGAGTATCGCGATAAAGATTTTACTGGTAAAAATTTAGATATGGAAATTTACTACAATAAAAGAAGGCACGATTTCAGTTCGAGCCTTCTTAGAAAACGAGTCGTGGTAACCGAGCTTGAAAAAAGCGAATCAACAAAGCTGGAAAACTCAAAGATTAGTAATATGAGCAGATGATCCAAGTTCGTTTACTGCATAGACCATTGTTCTGTTATCATTGTAAGGTCTAGCAAAGTCTACTACTTCAAAAAATGTTTTAAATTCTTTGCGGATACGGTTTGCCCCCTTTCCTCGTACCGCAACAAAGTGTGTTCTGTTTTCGTAAATTGTTTTCTCGTAATCAGTTTGAAAATTAAACATTAGTAAGTCTCCCCTGTAAAAATATTAACTGGATTTTCCCAGCTGTAAAATGCTTCTCTTACTGCAGCCCTTTCTGCCTCGATCTGTGCTGGTGTTCTGTTTGCCTGTGCCTTCTTGTATTCTTCAATAAATTGAGCTGTTTCGATGTCTCTTGTATTATCTGCATATTCTTTTTGTTCTGCAGTAATAAAACCATTTTCAAAGAATTGCTCTACAATATCTTTTGGTGGAACGCTGTTGTTGCTGATCCATCTAATAACATCACCGTCAAAGTAAGTATTTGTTTCGAATTTTTCTTGAGTATTGTAAGTCATTTTGAACCTCTCTTAGTTTATATATACAGACTATCAAATGGCACATATTATGTCAATACAATATTTACAAATAATTACAAAAAAATACAACTCTTTGACCATTCAAAATTTATGCTATAAATATACATAGACACAAGATATGGTGGATAGCATGAATGACAGTATAGATGTTGATACTGAAGCAAAAAAACGAGGACCTAAGGGACCATCTAAAGCCTTGAATGATAAAGATTTTATGCAACTTCTTAACATGATTCGTATACAATGTACCCAAACCGAATGTTGTAATGTTTTGGGTATGTCAGATACCACATTAAATAGAAGATTAAAGGAACGTGGGTACGAAAATTTTGAAGACCTCTATAAAAAGCATAACGATGAAGGCAAAATGTCATTACGCAGAATGCAATGGCAAGCAGCAGAAAATGGAAATGCAACCATGCTAGTTTGGCTTGGGAAACAGTATCTTCGTCAACGTGACAGATTGGATGCTGAAGTTACTGGTAAAGATGGTGGCGCGATTGTAACAAAAATAGAGCGTGTAATTGTCGACCCTACAAATACAAACGCCTAGATGGGCAAATCCTTTATTAACTGGTGATTTAGGTAAACCGAGATACAGAGGTGCGAAAGGTGGACGTGCATCTGGTAAATCTCATTTTTTTGCAGAAATGATTATAGAACGGATGTTAA